CTGCTGGCTCCCAGGCAAAGACGGAAATGTTGTCTAAGGCGCCGGCAATCAAATGATGAGCCTCGCAAACACACTCACCAAGCTCAAGATCAGCGTTGACTGGGTCGAGCCGCTAGAAGAAGTCTTCCACCGTTACGAGATCAACACCCCAGCGAGGCAGGCTGCGTTCATCGGGCAGTGCGCGCACGAGAGCGCTAACTTCAAGACGCTGGAGGAGAACCTTAACTACAGTGCCGAAGGCTTGATGAAGACCTGGCCCAGCCGCTTCCCGACGCTGGAGGCCGCGCAGCCCTATCACCGAAACCCGGAGAAGATTGCCAACCGCGTCTATGGTGGCAGGATGGGCAACGGCACCGAGGAAACGGGCGATGGCTGGCTGTACCACGGGCGGGGTCTGATCCAGTTGACCGGAAAGGACAACTATATGCTGGCCTCGGATGCTTTGCGGGAGGACTTCATCCATTCGCCAGATTTAATCCTGGCCCCGCGCTGGGCCGCAATGACCGCCGGCTGGTATTGGAACAAGCGCAGCCTGAACAAGGAGGCCGACGCCAAGGACTACACCGCGATGACAAAAAAAATCAATGGTGGGACAATTGGACTAGACGACCGGATCAAGCACATCACGCACGCGCATGAAGCGATGACATGACAGACCTGTATCAGCAAATTCAAGTGCCTGCGCCGCCCGATATCGGGTCGGCGCCGCAAGGCTACGAGGGTGCGTTTGTTGATCAGAGCAACGGCGCCATGCGCACGTTCTTCATCAAGTTGGTTAATTCAATTGCCGCGCTTTTCGGACCTCGCGGCGGCAAATATATTAATGCGCCTTACGGCGCGTTTCAGGATTCGACAGATCAAGTCGCGGCCAATACGACGACGGCGTACCCAGTCACGTTTAACACAACTGATTTTTCCAATGGGGTCACGTTAAGCGACACATCGCGTTTTAATGTCTCGCAGGCAGGACTTTACAATTTACAGTTTTCGGTCCAGCTAAAAAACACGACCAACGATGGACAGGATCTGGACATCTGGTTTCGTAAAAACGGGACCAACATCAGCAACTCAAACAGCCGATTTCACTTGCCGGCAAGGAAAAGTGGAGGCGATCCAAGTCATTTGATCGCTGCATTGAATTTCTTTGTTGACCTGTCTAGCGGAGACTACGTCCAAATTGTTTGGCGCACTTCTGATGTTGGCGTTAGTTTGGAGCATTTCGCCACCAGCTCATCGCCTGACCGGCCGGCAATACCATCAGCAATTGCTACACTTTGTTTTGTCTCTAACAGATCGGCCTGACCATGCCCTATATCAAGCTGCAGATCCCGCCAGGCGTCTACCGTAACGGCACGGAATACCAGTCGGCCGGCCGTTACTTTGACGCCTCCCTCGTTCGCTGGTTTGAGAACACCATGCGCCCGGTGGGCGGGTGGCGCAAGCGTTCCGAGTCCCAGATGACTGGCGCCTGCCGCGGCTTTTTGAACTGGCGCGACAACAGCGGAAACCGCTGGATCGCTGCTGGTACGCACTCGAAGCTCTACGCCATGAATGATGGCGGCACTCTTAAAGATATCACCCCGACAGGCTTCACGGCTGGGTCTGCCGATGGCATATTGAAAATTGGCTATGGCTACGGACCTTATGGTTCTTACGCCTACGGCGTTGCACGCCCCGATACGTCGCCAGTAATCCCAGCAACCACCTGGAGCCTAGACACTTGGGGCGAGTACCTAGTGGGCTGCTCGACTTCTGACGGCAAGCTCTATGAGTGGCAGCTGGGCTTTTCCACGCCCACGCTGGCCGCTGCGATCGTGAACGCGCCAGTCAACAACGAGGCGGTACTGACCACCTCGGAGAGGTTCGTGTTCGCCCTGGGCGCGGGTGGCAATACCCGTAAGGTGGCCTGGTGTGATCAGGAAGACAATACGGTGTGGACGGCAGCCGCCGACAACCAGGCCGGCGACTTTGAGTTGACTACCGTCGGCGATATCAAATGCGGCAAGCGAATTCGCGGCCTGTCGATCATCTTTACGGACGTTGACGTTCACACCGCGACGTATGTGGGTTTACCCTATGTGTACAGCTTTGAGAAGGTCGGCTCGGCCTGCGGGGTGATTTCCTCGCAAGCCGTGGCGGCGATTGAGACGGCCGCCATCTGGATGTCGCGTTCTGGCTTCTGGACATATGACGGATACGTCAAGCCTTTGCCGTGCGACGTGTCAGATTTTGTCTTCCAGGATATTAATTATTCGCAGGCCAGCAAAATCTACGCTGTCAACAATAGCAAATACGGTGAGATCTGGTGGTTCTACCCGTCGTCATCTTCAAACGAAAATGATTCTTATGTTGTATATAACTACCGCGAAGGCCACTGGGCGATCGGCGACCTAGCGCGTACCGCCGGCACTGACCGCGGTGTGTTTGCAAACCCGCTGATGGTGTCTTCTGACGGATACATCTATGAGCACGAGGTTGGCTACGCCTACGACTCGGCGGTGCCCTTTGCCGAGTCCGGGCCGGTTGAGCTGGGCAATGGCGACCAGACTATGAGCGTGCGCCAATTGGTGCCGGACGAGCAGACGCTGGGCGAGGTGCAGGTCTCATTTAAGGTGCGCCAGTACCCGATGTCCACCGAGACGACTTTCGGCCCCTATACCGCATCGCAGCCGACGGATGTGCGCTTTTCTGGCCGCCAGGTTAAGGTGAGATATACCGGGGCGGTGCTCGATGATTGGCGGGTTGGCGTGCCTCGGATGGAGGCGGTGGCAGCGGGTGGCCGTTAATGGATGAGCAAGAGTTTCAAAGATGCGCGCAATACCTGGAGGCGGCGTTAGAATACTCTGGAGGGACACACGGAATTGAAGACATTGCGACGGGTGTGCGGGAGGGGAAGTATCAACTCTGGCCTGCACCGAACGCCGCAGCAATTACCGAGATCATTGTCTATCCGCGACTGAAAGAGCTTCATTGCTTTTTGGCCGGCGGCGACCTCGATGAACTCAAAGTCATGCGACCATTTGTCGAGGCTTGGGGCAAGCGTCATGGTTGCAGCAGGTCGACGTTCTCGGGCCGCAGAGGCTGGGAGCGCACCTTTATGAAAGATGAGGGCTATGAACCTCGATGGTTCATAGTAAGCAAGGAGCTTTGAAGTGGCAACACGACTACCGTACTACACCGGCACAGACGACGTTTACTCGCTGCTGATGGAGCAGTATGCGCAAGAGCAGCCGTATTACAGCGCAGGCTACGGTGAAGGCTTTACGGGTGGATACGATACTGGCCTGTATGGACGTCAAGCGCCTGCCGTGGTGCCTGATGGTTCTGGGTTGCTTTATGGTGATGGCGGCGGCGGTGGCTTTACTGGCGGACCTGACCCTGACGCTCCGAACCCAAACGCAACACCTGGCGGCTTTAGTTTCGGTGGTCTTATTGGTGGCGGAAGTACCCCTGCATCAACCACCCCGCCTGGTTCTGTGAGTACTGGGTTAGGCGGCTTCTCACTGTCTCCCGAGGGCGTCGTAACGGCTAACACTATAAACATGCCTGCCGCGACTGTTTTGGGTTTTCTAACAGGGCTGCCGCTTGCGTTAATTGCTAACATCGTGAATCAGGGCGCTCAATCAAAAACCTCGGCCCAGACCCAGGCGATGGCTGACACAATGGGCATCAACGCAACGCCACCACCAGGTGTATCGCAATCCGCCCCAGCTACTGCCGGCCCTGGCGGCACGGGCGGGGCTGCAGCCACCGCCGCAGCAGCCGCAGCCGCAACTGCCGCTGCGGCGGGATTGTCTGCTGCGGCGCAGGGCGCAGCATCGCAAGCCGCCGCTAATGCTGTGGTTGCTAATAATGCCACCCCATCACAGGCCGCTGCTGCTGGCGCCGCAGCAGCAGGCCAAGTCGGCCTCGCAAGCGAAAGCAATGACGTTAGTACGGCAGACGCTATAGCCGCTGCAGAAACTGCTAACGCTGTTTCCCTTGGCGATGCCGTTGGCATTGGAGTCACAGGTATCGGCGATGGCGGCGGTGGTGGCGGTGGCGCAAAAATCATCTGCACCAAGCTGCACGAACTAGGCAAGATGCCGACCGAAATCTACGAGGCGGACCAAGCCTTTGGCGCGTTGCTAATTGAAGAAAACCCCGAGACCTATTACGGATATGTCCGGTGGGCGCAGCACGTCGTGCGTTGGATGAGCCGCGACGATCTGTTTGGCAAGTTCGTTGTCTTCGCGGCGTACACAATTGCTACGCCCTGGTCCATCGCAATGGCCGAGGAGATGGGCCTTAAAGTAAAGAGCAATTGTTTCGGCAGGTTCCTGCTTAAACGCGGATTGCAGTTTTGCCAAATGATCGGCAAGAATCAAGATCAGAGGAGTATTCAGAATGTCTAGAAGCAGCGGCGGCACGCAAACCCAGACCACCAGCATCGATCCGGAACTCAAAGGCGCGTACCTGCAAAACCTGCAGCAGGCGCGTAATGTTGCAGCAGCGTTGCCCGAGCGCCAGTTCGCCGGGTTCAATCCGCTGTACCAGGCTGGCGAGCAGCAACTGACGAACCTCGGTCTCACGCCATTCACGGGTGAAGAGATCAGCGCGTTCCAAAATCCTTATGAGCAGCAGGTGGTGCAGAACACGCTGCAGGACATTGAGGACCAGCGGCGCATGGGGCAGATCGCAGAGTCGCAGCGCGCTACGGCTGCTCGTGCTTTTGGCGGCTCCCGTCAGGGCGTGCAACGGTCGCTGACAGATGCAGCCGCGCTGCGCCAAGCGGCCACGACAGCCGCCAACTTGCGTCAACAAGGCTACGGCCAAGCGGCGCAGCTTGCGCAGACTGCTCGCGGCATTGGCCGCCAGGGCGCGATGGACGTGATGGGTCTGGGCGGTGCGCGTCAGGCATTCACGCAGCAGCAGCTCGATGCAATTCGCGGCCTGGGCCTCGAGCGCCTTGGCGTTGCGCAGTCTGGTCTTAGCCTGCAACTGCCGAACCTTGGCATGACCCAGAGCACGCCGCTGTATCAGAACCGTGCCGCTGGCGCGCTTGGCGGAGCCTTGGGCGGTGCGGCGCTTGGCAGCCAGGTCTCTGGACTTGGCACTGGTGGCGGCGCTGCATTGGGCGCCCTGTTGGGTCTGCTGTAAGGAAAAAACATGGCAACACCTTTCGATTTTGGCGGACTGCTTGGCGGCACCTTCGGCGGCGGCTTGTCTGGCCTCGAGGATCTGCTGACGCCGGAACAGCGCGCTGCGATTCAGCGGCAGTCGGGCCTCTCGGCCGCTGCAGCACTGCTCCAGGCCGCGGGGCCATCTACTACGCGCACGAGCCTTGGGCAGGCACTTGGCTCGGCCTTTACGGCTGGGCAGGCTGGGATGCAAAAGGGCACCGAGTCTGCGCTGACGCAGATGCTG